GATATACTGGCTAATGCCCTCGTGAAGGGGGCTCACTGGTTTGTGTTGGTTTGCTACTTGGCCGGTGGCGTACTCGGCATACTGTCTGCGATGTGGCTGGAAGGCAGACGGAAGAAAAGAGCAAGGAAGCATGGGCATGGACTCGCCCACTTTGATCGTGTCGTTTGGTGGCGGCGTTAACTCGTCCGCTATGCTCGTCGGTATGCATGAACGGGGGGTAAAGCCGGATGCGATCCTTTTCGCTGATACCGGGGGGGAGAAACCCGAGACTTACTCGCACATCGAGAAAATGGGCAGTTGGTTGGCAAAACACGATATGCCGCCGATAATAACCGTCACCTCTCCTAAAACACTTGAGGACGACTGTTTGGACCGGGAGACACTGCCTGGCAAGGCATTCGGGTTCGGCTCATGTTCTGAACACTTCAAGCTGCGACCACAGCGTCGATGGATCAGGGAAAACAAAATCAAAGACGCGATGTGGTTGGTCGGCATTCACGCTGGCGAAAAGAACCGGGCGATGCGGGTACTAAACCAGCGACCAGATATCCAGTTTCCGTTAATTGAATGGGACTGGAGTCAGGACGACTGTTTGTCCGCATTGACTAGGGCAGGAATTGACCATCCGGTTAAAAGCGCCTGCTTCTTCTGCCCCGCAATGAAGAAACGCGAAATTATCGAGCTTCGAGACAAACATCCTGACCTCCTTGATCGGGCGATTGAAATGGAACAAATCGCCAAAGAGGGAGGGAGGCTGCAAACAGTCAAAGGGCTTGGCCGGTCTTACTCGTGGGAAACGATCATTAAGGCGGATGAGGCGCAATTGAAACTCTTTGCTGACGAGCCGCAGCCAATGTGCGATACATGCGTCGATTGGTAACAAAGCAAGGGCACTGACTTACTAGACGCACTACCGATTAACCATATAATGAGGGCATGACAACAACACAACCCACTAACGAAAGCAGAACCATGAAACTTGCAACAGTAGAAAGCATCAGGGAAGAAGGCGAACGAATGATCCAGAATATGGTTGACGCAAACGCACCCACCGAAGCCATCGACAAAATTCGGTTGATCTTGGAATACGCGACGGACGCGAACTTCCGAAGGGGACTGCAAGAGACGGTCGCGGCAATCAACGCACTCTAAAGTGAAGGGGGCGGCGTGGGGCAGCGCCGCTTGAATGGTACAAATATGACGATGCCGCATTTGGAAAACTGCCAACACAGCGCCAGCGGTTGGTGCTTGGATTGCGTCAAAGCGGAGCATGATGTCACAGAGAAGGTGACCGGCGATTTGATGGTTCAGTGCGAACTCCTGAAAGAATCCAAGGAAACCAGATTTCAGCATACGCAAAAAGAAATGTCGTTTATCAGCGACATGATGGCGTTTTTGAATAAAGACAACGACCGCGATCATAGTTGCTGCTTTGAGGGACGACTGGTTGTCTACTGGTCTGACTGCGTGATGGGATACCTTGAAAAAGGCGACGACGAATGGTTGTACTTTCCCGTCCCCAAGGGATGCAAGCCGGAAGATACTGAACTGTTGGAGAGCGAAAACACCCTTCTCCGATCCAGCTTGCGGGCTAGGTTTAAAGCTCACAACACCGAGGACACTTGCACAAAATGCGAGCGTCCGTTCCTCCATTCCTTGACAGGCGATAATGTCGCAAAGGCCCGTTGAATGACTGATCTTCCAACAACGCTGCTCGCCGCTGTCCGTTACTTCTCGGACCTTGACATCTGCGACGAGTATATGAAGCGGATCAAGTGGCCGAAGGGCAAGCCCGTTTGCCCCAAGTGCGGCTCGGATCGCATCGGCGTGCTGAAGTCTCGCCGTAAGCTGAAGTGCAACGTCAAGGCGTGCCAGAAGCAATTCAGCCACAAGGTCGATACCATCTTTGAAGATTCCCCGCTCGGATTGGACAAGTGGTTCGTGGCGGTCTGGTGTGTCGCCAACGCGAAGAACGGAATCAGCAGCCACGAACTCGGGCGTGCCATCGGCGTGACGCAGAAAACCGCTTGGTTCATGTTGCACCGAATCCGAAAGGCGATGGAAACGGGGACGTTTGCCAAAATGGACGGGCCAGCGGAAGCCGACACAACGTACATCGGTGGCAAAGCGGCCAACATGCACAAGGGCGAGCGAGCCAAGCGAATCACGGGACGCGGAGCGGTGGACAAGACCGCCGTTCATGGCGTTTTGCAGCGTGGGCGATTCTGGATTCATGGGAATCAACTAACAAGGATGCAAGGATGACGACCAAAAAGCCCGCTGGCTTTCGAGCCTTTAACGCTCTGTGCAAAAAACTTATCCAAGTGCCAAAGTCGGAGATCGACGCGAAAGTAGAACGCGATAAGGCACGGAGGATTAAGAAGAAAAAGTGATTACGCATGTTTCATGCCAAGGATAAATATAGTGCGTCTAGTAAGTCAGTGCCAAAGCAAGGGAGAACACATGGGTGCCACGAAAAAGGCAATGATGGAGAAGGCGGAGACGGAGGCAAGGCTCGCCCAAATATTCGGCCAGCTACCGCCTGAAGCCCTGGTGGCTGACGGTTTCGATGAAGCACTTCTCGGCGTTTGCCATCGATTCGGCCAGGAGCCCGTGGCCGCCTACGATTACGAAAAGTGCATTTCCGTCCTTATGAAGGACATGACCAGGGATGAAGCCGAAGAATACTTCCAGTTCAATGTAATTGGGGCCTGGGTGGGGGAATACACTCCGGTTTTCATATGTGTGTTTGAGGAGGGATGTATTAAGAAGGAGGGTGCCAATGCCCCCAGGGCGGCCAAAGTTAATAACGGATGATCAGTTGAGGGAAATTGACCGCTTATGGAAATCGGGAGTTTCTCTCGCAGATGCAGCAAGGAGGCTGGGGATTCCGACCAAGAGGGCAAACAATGCCCATTACAAGCTGCGTATGCGTCGTGCTATGTATGGGACAGACATCGGCGGCCCCCGAACAATTCAGTGGTAGTCTATCTTGGACAGTTCACAGGGAAGTCGCCAGCGAGGCAACTATTGCGTCAGTACGGCTGGGGGCGAATGTGGAGTACCTACATTGAGTTACCTGAAGCCAGTGATGCCGAGCCGCTTGGCTTTGATTGCGGTGCATATACTGCCTGGAATAAGATGACCCCTCTGCATTGGCGTGATTTCCCTGAAGAGATATTTTTAAGGCGGTTGGAGGCATTGCCACGAGTGCCGGATGTGGCCGTCGTTCCTGATCTTCCCATGGCGGGCAACAGTAGTCTGTCGTTCAGCGTATCTTGGCGTCATCAACTCCCCAACGAGTTCCCTTGGCACCTTGCCGTTCAGGACGGCGTATCTATGTCATTGGTTGAAGAGAACATCGATCATTTCACGGGTCTGTTCCTGGGTGGTACTGGATCGTTTAAGCTCCGGGCTAAGGAGTGGTGTGACCTCGCCCATCGCCACGGGAAGACGTTTCACTATGGGCGGGCCTCCACCTACAAGCGTGTCCGCGAGGCGAGGCTGATGGGGGCGGATTCTCTTGACTCGGTATCGCCGGTTCTGCGATTGGCAGATGGCGACGGCCCCAAGAGGGGGCCTCGCGCACTTTTCCGCTGGATAGAAGAAGCAACTAGTCAAAACCCTCAGATGGAGTTATTTTTGTAATGAATACCTACAGGACAATGATTCATGGGATTTGCCCCTCTGATGGCACGGTGAATTACTACGAGGTAACCATTAGGTCTCACCCTCCAATACGTTGTGAGTTGATTGTTGAGGCGTGCAAGGAGCTAAGGGGTTCCGAAATGACCCAGGAGGATATGAACACTGCACTATCCGACAAAATCCCTGGTGCCGTAACCCTGGTAGGACAACACTGTGGCATTAGCTTGGAAACGACGCACTAACCCAGATGTATAGCTATCGAGCGGACATCGTTAGGCTTATTGATGGCGACACCGTGGAGGCCGACATCGACCTCGGGTTTAGTGTTTCCATTCGTCTCAAGCTGCGTCTCTACGGGATCGACACCCCCGAGGTACGGGGGCCGGAGAAGTTGCGTGGACTGGAGTCCAAGGCCGCTCTGGAAAAATTGATCGAACAATGTTCGCCCATCACCGTACAGACTCTGAAGGACATCTCCGGCAAGTATGGCCGCTATCTGGCAATACTCATGGGGGTGACTGAAGGAGGCGTGGTCGTGAACCTCAATGATCAACTGGTCAAAGGCGGTTGGGCCAAAGAATATGGAGAGAAGTAACAATGCCTCTAAGCCAAGAGCAGAGGGAATTACTGGATGAACTTCGTCGAATGGACTCGGAGTGGAATGAAAAGAGAAAGCAACAAATAGAGAGGGCCTTAGAGATATGCCCGTACTTACCCGAAAAGCTCTTGAGGCAATTAAGCCGGAGAACTACGGCAACTACCAGAGTCTTATCCGCTCGTTAAAAGAGACCGCCATCCATCACCAGGGCTGCGATCTCCCAGACCCGCCTGTTTCCGAGCCATCTGCCCGCGACCCCCAGCGGATGAGCGTGGTAGTGGTCCAGAATGCCGATGGATTCATTGAGTGCTACTCCGGTAAGTGGATCAAGGTCCGTATTGTCCAGCCCGGCGAGGACGAGTTTTTCGCGGACGAGAAGCTCCCCACTTACATGAAGATGAGGTCGCACGGGATGCCGAAGTATTCCCGCAGGCCCAACCTGAGCCCATTGCAGTGCCTGCTGGAGTATTATCAACACGAGCTAGGCCGTCTCAAGCGTCGAGATTACGTCATACAAAGAATCAAGGAGAAGGACACAGATGCCGAGATTTCAGATGAAGGAGAACAATCCCTTGGTGGTGGCGAGTTACCGGATTCCGCAGACCCACCACAATCGCCTGAAGGAACTGGCGGAGGAACACCGGGTGACGATCACGGATGTTCTGATCCAGATGATTGACTATTGCCTCTTGGACGAGGGGAGTGCCAGGGAGGTGATGGGCGGTCAACCTGAATCGGGAGTGTCGATTGAACTTCTCGATTTGTCCCGGCGAGCCCGCAAGGGGCTGGAGAGGTTGGACATCAAGACCGTCGAGGAACTGGCGAAGCACACCGGAGAGCAGTTACTGAAAGCTAAACATTTTGGGGTCACCAGCCTGCACGAGGTTCGCGAGAAACTAGATAAACGCTGTCGCAACTTACTGGCCGATGGAATTTCCCCTCGCATGTCCAGCAAGCACCCGGAATACCTGTCCTACAGTCGAAGATTGAGCAGGGTTCTCCGCCTGAAGTCGGAGCAGGAAAGGGAAAAAAGGCTGAAGCTTCTGGATTTACCGGAATAACACTGCTAGAATTCTAAAAGAAGGCTGACTCCTACTCGGCCTCCTTTCTGTCTTTCAGGGGTGAAAGACGGGCCAGGGTTTTCACGAGCCCTGGCCTTTTTATTTGGCGACGGCCCATGGGTAGACTTCGCTGGCCTTCTTCGACCAGTCCGCTTCGTGTCTCTCGGGCAGGTAGATATTGCAGTCCTCCGACCTGATGCAGACGGAGTGGTCGCTGGGCTTGGAGTAGTAGGCCCTCTTGCTCTTACATGCGATCCAGTAGGCTTGCCCCACGGTCAGGCCCGATCTGGCCGCCGCAAAAATGCCGGTACGGAGGAAGTCGTTATCCTTCTTCAGGCGTTTCTTCTTGATCACGGGGCCTGTCTTGCGAACCAGGGTTCCATCGGCCTCAAAGATTCGCCTCTGGCCCTTTTTGAAGGTGTGTCCGCAGATACACTTCTCCGGCAGCCTCCTCCAGGCCCGAGAGCATTTAGGGCAGCAGAGCGGCTCGTCATCCTCGTCCAGTGGGCTTTCCCTTTTCTTCTTAACCCTGGAGCGTATGTTGCGGCAGGTATCGTCCAGGGACCAGAATCGGTCTTCGTTGGGGCTCCCCAGTCCGGGCTGCCACCACGCCCCGGCGTGATCTTGAAGTGTGCAGTGTGTTTTCCCTGGTGCTGCACGGAGGATTCTCCCCACGGCCTGGAGGTAAACCACAACAGACTTTGTGGGCCTACAAAAGATCGCGTGCGACACCGCCGGTAGGTCCCAGCCTTCGTTGATGATCCCATAGGACGCCACCATCTTGATGGCCCCGGACTCTAGGCGTTTAAACGTCTGATCTCTTTCCTCGTCGGGGGTCTTGGCCTCCAGGTGAACACTAGGAACACCGGCATTAGTAAAGTACTCCGCGATCCACCGCGACTCGGGAACGCCGGGTGCGAACAGGACCGTGGGGCTTTGGAGTGGATTGAGGAGGCGGTAGTGATCGAGAATATCACCGATCACGGCGTGTCGGACCTGATTGAAGCGTTCACGCATCTGGACCTGAACGTAGTCGTCCCCGTCGTCGGAGACTCCCGACATATCGATCTCTGAGGGGGAGAAGACTTCGCAGGGGACAATTACGCCCCGGCGGCGTAGATCGGAGTTGGAAATGAGCGAGAGCAGTTCTTCATAGACTCCGCCTAGTCCAACGGGCGTGGCCGTGAACCCTACTTGAAACGCCCCAGCCTCTTCATGGCGTGCCATAATCTCTTTAGCCGTTTCTGCTTTTTGGCTATGGGCTTCGTCGTAGACGGCGAGTGTCGCGTCGTGAAGTTCCCAGGCCCCTTTGAGGGAGCGGGCTCTTTCCGTATGGATACTGGATACTTGTGCATGCTCTCCAAGAGACGAACTAACGCCAGCCGCTCGGACTCCGTGGGGCACACCGAACCCTGCCAGAGTACGCGATAATTGTTCTCGTAGAATCCTTCGATGCGTATAAACAATGGGCCTGCCGCCATTTTTGAGTTCCTCCTCAAATAGGCTCAAGATCATCCGGCTTTTTCCCGACCCCGTGGGGGCCGAGGCGACTATCTTCTTGATATGTCCACGGCGGGAGAGGATACGCTTGACGCAGTCTTCCTGGTAAGAAAAATCAGCTTTCGTCACTGACTAGTCCTTCCCATTTGGGGTGTTTATATTTGTCGTCCCTGTTTTGCAGTTCGATGAGCCATCGGCCCCTCTCTTCCTCGGATCGGACTCCCTTCACGAGGCAAAATTCCAGATACCCGGAGGGAACCTTGGAGACATGCAGGCCGCGATGCCTGCCGAAGTCCATTTTGTTCCACTCGTGGTTTTGCTCCTTGCAGGGCTCGGAATGCACATTGAATCCGCCGCAAAGCCAACACTTTTCCCGAGACAGTTTCGCGGTGAGGTAAAGGTAATCCTCGCCAAGGATACTGTCCCAGCAGAATTCGTTCATCTTCCAAAATTCGTCGGTACACATCTCATTTAAAGTCACGAATCGCTCCCTTTTCAATGCGTTTCTTGATGATATCAACATTGGTTTTGCCAATATCAATAGTTACGCAGTCACGGTCCAAAGCGTTCGCGACCACGGCGGTAGTTCCCGTGCCGCCGAAGGGGTCCAGGCACCTGTCGCCTGGGTTGGTGTATGCCTTGATCAGTCTGGCTAGGTAATTCTCTGGAAGCTGATTGGGACAATCCGATATCCGCTCCTTGGAATTTCCCATCACCCGGCCCCAGTTCGGCCCGTCTTGAGGAAGACCCCAAACCGTGCCTGGGAGCCTTTTGCCGGGGGTTTTGGACTTGGATGCCCTCTTGTCATTGTACTTGGATGCCCTTGCCGGGGTGATTGTGACGGCGTCGGGGTTGAAGGTATGCCCCTCGCGGCCATAAATCAGGCAGTGTTCCCTGGCTTTCGTGAAGTTATGGCGATTATTCTGACCGAAATCGTAGTACCAGTTGACCCAGTTGATGCGGGTCATCCCGGCGGCGTCTTCCATCTTCAGCCAGAGTTTGACGAGTTCGTCAGGCCCATGCAGGCACATGACTCCGGTGCAGGAGTCCCAGGCCCTTAAGGTTGCCAGTCGGAGTATGAACCTGTATTCCTCTTCGGGGAGGTTGTCGGAATACTCCAGATATTGTTGATTGATGTTGAACGGCGGATCGAGAAAGCAAAAGTTAAATTCACCCAGTTTTGGAATCACTTCCAGGCAATTCCCGTGGATCACGTCGATCATCTTTTGGCTCCTTAAAGTCCCAGTGGCCGCCCCGGTAATTTAAATCTGCACCTTGCGATTTGCATTCATTGCACCTGCGAGGTCTAAGGCCGGGTTGCGACAGGATAACTCTACCGCATTTTGGGCATATCCACTTAGAATGGGCGTAGGCATCCATGCTCGTCTCCCCTCAAACGGTGTGTCCATTGTTACTCCATCAAGCTATGAAAGCAACTGGTAAAGACTTAGTGCCCTCTGCCTCCCTAAGAAACGCCGATGAGTGCAAAAAGCTATTGGATAATGGCTGGTCTCTATCCATATGGAAGAACGCAAAGGGGAGTTATACTGCGGTAGCAATTCCAGCCTCTATCGGGGAGATTTTAAGTGAGTTGGAGGAAGGGGAAGAAGACATAACCCTGAGAACTCAGCCCCACTGGACCGCAGAAGGCAAGAGTCCCTCCGCCGTCCTGCATGGGTTGACCGAGAGTGTCTTATTTGGCAAAAGGGGCTAAAGGGGGAACCATGGCCTACCGCAGGAAACAGCCGCTCGACATTAATGGCGACCCGTACCGCCTCTGGCAGCACCGCATGGAGCGGGAGTGCAAGTGGCAGGGCATCTATGATGAGATCAAGGAAATCCAGAAGAATGGGGATCAGGAGGGGTACAAGGGGTTCATCAATATCATGCGTAGCATCGCCAAAGAGAGGGATTATCGCGGTGCCGCTGACGAAAGAGTCCTGTTTGCGGAGTTTCTTCAGGAAGAGGAGGCCCTGCTAGACGGGGACGCCAAGGTAAAGGCCAAGTTTGAGTTGGTAGTCAGCGAGAAACAGGACCGCTCTACCCCCCGCAAGGAGAATAACTGGATTGCCAGCCATCCGGCCATGCGGAGAAAGGACCGCGACCCGGAGGACAAGAAGGTAATCCTGACGATTGAGGACATACTGGACGCCCCCTCCCAGGCAGCCGTCAATAAGCTCCAGTACTGGTCCAACGAGCCCCGTAAATTTTTCGAGATGGTGCATGCCGCCGAGAAACCGGCCCCCAAGCCTGTCGTCCATAAGAAGGAAGAAAAGAAGGAAGCGACCAAAAAGGTGGTCCACGACCCCACCCTGGAGGAGGTCGAAGAGATGCTTAAGGAATTTAATCTCCAGGGGCTGGACGGATAATGTCTACTCGGTTCTACGACGATTTCTGTAAAGCGGGGGGAAAGGAATACTCCCAGAACATGCAACTTCGGGCCAAGTACCTGCGGAGGGCATCCGAGGATTTCGCATTTCAAAAACATCTACTGAAGGCGTGTCAGGATGATGTGCTGTTCTTTTTCAACTGTTTCTGCTGGTTGTACGAGCCTCGCCCCCGAAAGGTTGAGGGCAAGAAGCTTCCCATGGTTATTCCCTTCATTACCTGGGAGCATCAGGACCCTGTAATCCTCGGTGCCCGAGAGGCACTGGGGTTTGAGGACATTGGCATTGAGAAGAGTCGTGGCGAAGGGGCTAGTTGGATATTCATTCTCCTGGCACTCCATGACTGGCTGTTCCAGCCCATGTCCGCTATTGGCTTCATCTCCAGAACCGAACTGGCGGTAGACAACCCGGACGATCCTGACTCATTGATGTGGAAGCTGGATTGGGAGTTGTCCAAGCTGCCGCCCTGGATGGCCGGAGAAAAAGACAAGGACTACAGTCGGAACGTATCCAGGCACATTCTCAAGAATCTCCGCAATGGTTCTCAGGTCGTGGGCTACACGGCCACGGGCGATGTGACTACGGGTGGCCGTAAGTACTGGATAATGTTTGACGAACTCGCTAAGTTTCCACGCCCAGCAGATATGCACGCGATGGCCTCGACTCAGCATGTGACTGAGAGCAGGGCATTGATCTCTACACCCAAGGGGGCCGAGGGCGAGTACTACCGGATCATGCATGCGCCCAGCAACATGGTGAAGCTGGTGCTGGACTGGAAGCAGAATGAAACCAGGAACTGGGGCCTGTATAAGCTGGAACATGGTGTCCCCGTCGCGGTGGACCCTGAGAAGAATCCTCTAGCCAAGGGATATGACCCTCCTACCCCGGAATTACTCGATCTGTTTTCCCGACTGCGACAGAATGGGTACAAGCTGGAAAACAAACTCAGGTCCCCATGGTACGACAGGCAGTGCGACAGGCCCGGCGCAACTCCCCAGAGCATTGCCCAGGAACTGGACCGGGACTATGGCGGCTCGGTATATCGCATCATGGGGCCTGAGTTCTTTAAGAAGGCGAATGAGTCCGTCATGTCGTTCCGGTATGAGGGTGGTATTCAATACGACAGGTCAAAATTGACTATGTCTTTCGAGGAGGCCAAGGGCGGGCCGATGAAGGTCTGGTGCAATCTAGACCATTCGCTGCGGCCCCCTATTCGCCCATACGCCGTTGGCGTGGATATATCCTCCGGCCTGGGCGGGAGCCACACCTCCAATTCCGTGATCCAGGTGATCGACTTGATCTCTATGGAGCAGGTAATGGAATACGCCACTAACGTGGTGGAGCCCTCGGAGTTTGCCGAGCAGGCGATGGCTATTTGTAAATGGTTCCACGACGCCTACTTGGCCTGGGAAATTAACTACGGCGGAGGGTTCTCCAAGAGAGTAAAGGAGATGGGGTATCCCAATATTTTCATGAGAACAGTGTGGACCAAGAAGGGGAAGAGGAAGTCGAAGGACATCGGGTGGCACACAAACCCCGCTTCCAAGGAAGCTGGATTTTCGGATTACATACGGATGATCACGAAGGGCGAAGTAAAACTCAGGAGTCGCGCTATTGTGCAAGAGTCTGGGGAATACGTCCGCATTAATGGTAAGATTGAGCATCTGACGGCGTTCAAAAGTTCCAATGACGCGACCAAGGGAGTTGCACACGGTGACCGGGTGATGGCCTTTGTGGTGGCATTACAGGCGGCGATTGACAGGCCGACAGGAAAGAGCCTCTCTATTGATGTGAATTCGGTGAACACCGGAGCCATCCCCCCATACACTATGGCGGCCAGGATGGCGGAGCGACAAACGAAGAAGGAGGATGACGGTTGGGATGACCGCGAAGTTGGAACGCTAGCTGAGAACCACATTGGGAATTCTTTTGGTTAATTGAAAAAAACATTATGATGTAGCAGGGAGGCTGCCATGCCAGTAGGAACTTATGCCGGTGACAAAGAGGATCGCAAGTCCGGGGCCTATACCGGGGACAAAGAGGGCCGCAGGTCCTACGGCGATAAAGATGAAGCCTTTGTCCCAAAGGACATGAGCGACGAGGACACACGCAACAGGCTCTTCTCTGCAATTACGGGTTCCTATCGGAAGTTGTTGCCGTTTCGCACTCTCATACACAATCTTGTTGAGGAGTATGCAGGTAGTTCGTATGGTCAGGGTGGCTCGCCCCGCCACGAAATCTATATGAACCTGATGAACCAAGCGGTAGAGGCTTATACGATGAGCTTGGCCGCCAACCGGCCACGCATTCTCGTGTCCACCCAGTATCCCGACCTGAAGTACTTCTCCAAGATGTTTGAGACGGCGGTCAATAACCTCATCAAGGAGATCGGCCTGGAACAAACGATGCGTCGTTGGGTTATGGATGCCTTCTTCTGTGTGGGCGTCGTTAAGGTTCACATGGCCGATGCAGGTCTCGTCGAAGTCGAGACAGATCGATGGATGGACCCCGGCAAACCGTTCGCATCTAATGTCTCCCTCGACAACTTTGTGTTCGACATGTCGAGCAAGAAGTGGTCAGAAATTCAATTTGCGGGCGACGGCTACAGGATTCCCTTCAGGGACCTCAAGGACCCGGAACTCTACGACCAGAAGGTCGTCAGCCGCCTGAGCCCCACTAGTAAATTCACCCAGGACCAGGAACGCCTGGAGTTAATCTCCCGTGGCCTCAGTACCGATCCCGACGAATACGAGCCCATGATCGACCTGATGGACATCTGGATCGCCAGGGAGGGCAAGATATATACGTTCGCCATGGACCACGTTAAGAGGTTTGAGGGGCGATTTGGTCCCTTGGCCGAGATGGAGTGGGACGGCCCCGAGTTCGGTCCCTATCACATGCTGAGTTTCAACGATGTTCCCGAGAACATCATGCCGTCATCCCCGGCGTCACATCTGAATAACCTGTCCAAGCTGGCTAACAATATCATTAGAAAGCAAGGGCGGAAGGCCAGGGCGGCTCGTAGGATTCACACTTATCCCCCGGCCTCCCACAAGGACGCCCAGAAGATTCAACGTGCCGGAGACGATGCCTGGGTCGAAGTACAGGACAACGGCGAACTCAAGGAAGTGCAGATTGGCGGAGTGGACCCCAGTAATCAGGGGTTCCTTGGCGGTGTTATTGAAATGTTTGACCGCATGGCAGGGAACCTCCAGGTTCAGGCAGGACTGGGGTCGTCGGCCCCCACGGCCAGACAAGAACAGTTGATTGCCCGTCACGCCGGTAAGAAAGAAGCCCAGATGCAGTATCGGGTATTGGAGGCCGCTACTGGTTTAATCAGAGACCTGGGGCACCTCCTCTGGCAGGATGAGATCAAGGAAATTCCTGCCGACTATATTGTTGAGGGGACCGATGACTTTACTATTGATGCGACCTGGACTCCCGAAAACAGGGAGGGTAATTTCCTCGACTACGATCTTACTATAGACATCTTTAGCATGGGGTATCAGAGTCCCCAAGACCGGATACAGAATGTCAACGAGACCCTCAACCTGTTCAGTGCCTACATGCAGATGATGATGGAGCAGGGCGGCAAGATTGATTTTGCCAAGTTACTGGAACTCTACTCCGATTTAATGAACGAGCCCAGACTCAAGGATGTGATTAAATTTGATGCCGTGGACTTGACGGGACTCAATTCTCCTAACCCCAACGCATCCCAACAGTCCAATAAGATGGGAAGCCCCATTGAGAAGACGACGGAGCATATACGCCAAAATGTTCCGGCGCAGCAGTCAGCCATGTCGCCGGAGGCATGGGCCGGAGGCGGCCCCGGAGGGGAATCAGAATTGACTGGCGTACCTGCCCCGCAAGAAAGAACAGGCATGCCTGGATAGGGAAGGATTCCTGTGCCGAGGAGAAAAAGAACCAAGGATGCTCCTGTAGAGCCTTACGGTTTGGAGGGAACCCCGGAGGAAGTTTACAACGCGCTTCTCCGACTTGAGGGGCATAGTCGAGCCCCCAAGGGGGGGAACTCGTGGGACGAGGACGACGAATTGGTCCAGGCTCACATCAAAAAGAAGTGTGATGAAATAAAACAAAGGAAAACGGAACTAGACATTCACCCCACGGAAACCTCGCTAAAAAACAGATTCAGTGAGATGCAGGCCGAAAGGGGCGCGTACATGGAACAGGAAATAGGGAGACTGTCAAAATGGGCGAGATGATGGACCGTAGACTTTACGAATACCTGATTCCATTAAGGAACACAGACACACAAACGTGGACGACCAAATGTTCGCAGGGTGAATGGGTTGTCCAGTATTCGGTGGGGGTCGCAACGGAGACAACGGGAACCAAATCATGGACTACGAGTTTCGCAAGGATGACGGAGCCATCGTCTCGGTAGACTTTGAGACGATGATGAACGCCAAGGACGGGCTCCTCGCATTAGAAGATGGCTCCGTGGCTCGTCGTGTCCATGAAGGGGGGTCTTTCAGAAAGTCCGCTCCTGTTCTCCCCGTGAACCCCAAGACAGTAAGTTCGGCACTGGGGTGCATAGACGACGCCGTTGACGGGTGGAGAGAACATGCCCGCCTCCACGGCCACAGCGTTGAATTCGTGCAGGACCCGCTGGAGCCGAGGTTCTACAACGCACACTTTGACTCAGAGAAAGAGCGTATTCGCTACGTCGAGTCCCGCCAATTCTTTGACAAAAACCCACATTCCGGCTCAGCATTAAGCCCTGGAATGCTGGAAAGGGCTCAAAAAAGAGTCGCTGAGGAATACCGATAGTGGAACATTCGGCACCCAAAAGGGGTGAATAGTGCCACTATTGTTTTCTTCTGTTCTTTTCCATGTGGTATCCAGTACAAATGGCGCAACGCAATCTCATATCGCAACGCCATTTAAGGAAAAGACATGGCCGAAGAAGGACAGGAAGTCTCGAATGAACCGGAAGAAGCCGAGGTCATTGAACTGACTGAACGGGAACAAATCATCGCTGGCGGCGGTGACCCGGATGATTCTCAATATGAGGAATCAAGTGAAGAGGAGGCCGTCTCGGAGGATCATGACGATGATTCGTCCGGTGGGGACACTGCCGAGCCCGCCGATAGTCCATGGATCACCGATAATATTCGGCAGGTGGCCGCCAGCTACGGCATGGGCGAGGAGCATCTGCAAAATCTTGGTTCAGAACTCGCCTTCCAGCAGGCGGCCAAAATGATTGACGGCACGTTCGCCAATGTTGCCAACGATCCAAACTTTGGTCAGCCAGTCGAGCAACAGCACGCTGAGTCTGCCTCCGAATCTGCCGACCCGATGGTCGATGACTTCAACAAGAAGATTGACGCCCTCCGCGACTCCGGCTACGAAGACGATGTTCTGGATATTCTCAAAACCGAACACGAGGCTAACGTACATCTCAGGGGCGAGATTACCGACATACAGGTTCGTCATAATGATGAGGCCATAGCAAATCATGCAATTGATTTCCACGACCTCGTGGACGAACTGGACCCCGAACTGTTTGGAGTGTCTTACGCCGATGGTGAATACCGAGAGCTTACCCCAGAGCAGGACAATAACCGGCGGCAATTATGGACAGGGATGGACACGATTGCCGCTGGCATTTATCAGACAGCCGCCAGGGACGGAGTTCCTCCGGTAGTCCCTGAAGACAAGGTTCTGGCGGAGAGAGCGAAGATGATGTTGTTTTCCTCCGAGGTTCAGGGTCAGGAAAGAAAGAAGATCAGCAGGCAGTTGCAGCAGCAGTCCAAGAAGCGGCGGCCCGTGGGTGCGGCATCTAGGAGCGAACCAGCGGCCATCCCTTCGTCGGATCAGCAGGCCATCGATATAGCAAACCATCCCGCTCTAGTCGAATTCTGGGACAAGGCACAGCAAGAATAGGGAAGACAAAATGGCTAAGAAAAAAACTCCGCCAAAATTCGACCCCCCGAGAACAAGCATGGACAAAAAGGCAGAGGGATTGGTGAAGTCCAAGTCCAAGTCCAAGTCCAATCCCAAGCCTAAAAAGAAATTCAAACCTAAAACGAACGAAGAGGGATATTAAACTAGCGTTGCCGCCGTGTAGGCGGCTAACATTACAAGTAACAGTTTTCCTTTTATAAGCACGGAGGCTTATCATGGCCCTGACACCTGAACAAATTGAGGACTTTGCCGCTCTGACATTGTCACACTTTAAGAAGCACAAGTGGACCGACCTGAGTTTGGAGCATCAGGAATACGTCGCGTCTGGCATCATCACCGAGAAAAACGTGCAGGAGCGGGGCGGCAAGACTATCGACTTCCGCATCAAGCACAAGAACACCGGAAACTCCCGTAATACGGGGATGTTCGCTCAGGACATCACTAAGGTTGACGATGTGATCACCTCGGCCAGTGTCCCGTGGTCAATGCAGACCACAAATTTCTCCTACGACATTTACGAGGACCTCTTTCAAAGTGATCGCGAGACGATCATCAAGGAACTCCAGATTCGCGAACACGACGCCCTGTCCGACATGGCGGAGTTGAGCGAAGAGAATCTCTGGTCCAAGCCCTCGGGAACTTCCGACACCCGTCCCATGGGAGTCCCCTTCTGGGTTAAGAAGGACGCCACCACTACGGTTGGCGGTGGTTTTAACGGCGGAAACCCGGATGGATTCACCGCAGGGGCGGCTGGTGTGAGTTCCGCTGATTTTCCACGCTGGAAAAATTGGACATTCGGATACGCGACCCCGGATACAAACGATCTTGTCAAAAAAGTCAAGAAAGCTCTGGCGTTTACCAACTTCATGCCGCCGATTCCTCACCCGGAACTGGGCTATGGAAGTGCCGCCCACCAGATTTACACGACCTACCGAGTGCAGGAGCCGCTGGAACGTCTTGCGGAAACTCGCAACGACAATCTCGGTGCTGATGTGGCTCGCTACATCAACAGTGTCATTATTGGTGGCGTGCCGATTAAGTGGGTTCCCTATCTGGAATCCAACGATACCGACGATCCTCTCTACGGGATCAACTGGAAGCATTTCCGGCCCGTAGTGAAAAAGGGAGCCAATATGACCCGAAGCAAGCCGAAGCCTGCCGCAAAGCAGCACACGGTTCGGGAAGTTCATATTGATAACTGGATGCAATATTGTTGTTACAACCGACGCGCTATGTGGGTTGGCAGCAAGTAATAACTGATTAACACGGTGGGGTCCGTTGTGGACCCCACTATTACTTTACTTTAACTCCGTGGTTTTAGGAGGAGTTTAGATGTTTGGTTTCTTACCGCACAATTTGTTTACTAATCACGTTAACCAGAACACGACTGGTCTTTCCCCCCGTCTCTGGAGCAGAGTCTCCGGTACGATCATGTCATCTGACGGCCAGAAGCGTCTCGTCCTGGCCGGTGACGATTTTATGAGTGTCCATCCAGACGACGCCACCGCACCGACGTATGTTCTGTCAGACGAGAACTACGATGTTCCAGCCGGTGATTCAGACTACACCATACTGGGGTCAACCACTGATTCAGGTGGTGCAATCGTCATTACCACTGGAGCAACTGCCGAAGACGAAGTTTATGTATCATCGGGAGCGGCATCAACTGTTTTTGGTTCGATCTCCGATACCAACAACTACCTGACTGCTTTCGAGTGCAGATTTAAGGTTGACGCGATTACAGATGCGGCCTTGAGCATGTTCATCGGCCTTGCCGAAGAGGGTTGGGGGGCCGCTGATGACATCGCAAATGGTGGTGCCCTCGCCACGAATGATTACATTGGTTTCCACATTACGGAAGCCGATGGCAATTCGATTGATGCCGTTTACCGAAAATCGGGTGCGGCACACACTCAGTCGATGAATCCTATTCAGGTTCCGGTTGCCGATACCTACTACAAGTTGGGATTCATTTTCGATCCCGAAGCTCCGGCAGACAAGCGTATTACTTGGTATGCGGACAATGAAGAGCAAACAACTTACGTTACTGAGGCTGTCGTCGAAGCGGCTTCTGTCTTCCCGACAGACCAAATGCTGAAGTTTGTTACAGGCGTTAAAACTGCCGATGGCACCGTTTCGGCGTTGACAATCGACTGGTGGGCCTACGCCCAGCTTATCCCTTAATGATTATGTTGCGCCGGGTTTACGCTGATCCCGGTTAATTGCGCCGGGGAGATGGTCTGACGAGACCTCTCCCCTTTTTTGTATAAGGAGCCTGCCTATGAACGACTAACGCTCATTTCAGCGGTGCAATCACTAGCAACTCAAAACAGGAAACCATAATGGAATTCCATCCAGCGGATTTCGAGAATTACGTCAAGATCACCGGCAACGACCCCACGCCGGAGGCCCATGCGGCCTACGTTGACCTCATCCATGTTCGACACATGTTTGTCTCAGGCGAACTCGGCTACGACCACTTAATCAACATGGTGGCAAGACTGGGAATTCCCTTCAGGGGTGCGCCCAAGCCACTGGAGCTTGAGGAAGGGCAGGTTGACTGGTCGGCGTTTCCCGGTGATGGCAGTGTCATCGTCATGGTCAAAATGTATGGCGACTGGCAGCCGGGCCGCTACTGGGGCCGTGTTGAAGGCGGCACCCTCGGGGTTGAGATGGAAGATAACCCTGGCAATATTATTGAGATAAACAGAACCACCCCCGACCTTATCCGCCTCGGCACCAAGCAACCGTTTGCCGATGCAGGCACCCTGGATCGCGAGGACATGGATGCCCGCGCCAAGGCGATTGATGAGGAGGAGTCCGCTCAGGGCTCCCTCGATGAGGACATTGAAGAGGACGAAGAACTCTCGGTCCCCGAAGTTGACATCGAGGAGCGTGGGCCTGACTGGTCTACGGTCAACCAAGGAGTGGATGTCTACGTCGAGGAAGAGGATGGCGAGATAAAAACGGGTGCCTTCGTGGGGGTCACTCGCGTGGCCTATGAGGCCGAGGGTGACGAAGAACCGCAAGAGATCACCAAGATTGTCGTCCGGCCCGAGGGGGAAGACGCCGATATCGAATACTTTGAGGGGCAGGTTATCGTGGCCGACCTGGGGGCTATTATCAACACAGGGGAATAATTATGTCTGACAAACTGAAATCACTGCTGCTTTCCCGCCGATTCTGGGTCGCCATTTCCGGCGTCATCGTCGTGGTTACGGGGGGCCTGGGCCTGCCGTTATCCGCCGACGCTGTTACTAATGTCGTTGTAATTCTAGCCAGTTGGATTCTCGGTGACAGCATTACCAAGACTGCGTAGTGGAGGCATGTGGCCGGGCCAAGGCTTTTCACAAGAAGCTAAAGCATAAACGGGAGTTAAATAATGAGAGAATTAGCCCAAAACACCTTTATTCGCCATGTGCGTGTTGCCGAGGCTGATACCGCCCAGGCCAACGTCGAGTTATTCGCGTGCCCCGGTGACTCAAGGCTTGTTGTCACCAGTATCCGCGTAATGGCCGACAACGCCAATTCAGTGGATGTAGGGGTTCAGGTTGGGTTCGGCACCGCTGCCGTTCCGACGCCAGCCTTGACGGCGAATGACGGAATTGCGTTTGACCACCCTGGAGTCAGTCAAGGGGGAGGGGCTGTGGTGAACAATAACGGAGAGCCCATAGCCTATGGTGCCAAGGATGAGGACTTGAGATATACCTGCGGGGAGGCTACCGGAGGAAGTATCTCAATCATAGTTCACGGTTATGTAGACGCATATAACGAAGCGAGCCTGTAACGTCACTTTGAAGCTGGCGGGCCACTCCAATAAAGGGAACAAAAATGCCTACTTACGAGAAACTAAGAGCCGAGCTAGCGGATGACCCGTTGGATCGCGGCTATTCGTCTATGTCCGATGAGGAAGCTGCCGCCGACCTGCAAACGGAATATCGCAGTGACCTCCAGCCTGTCCCTATGGCAAGCGTTGTACGCTGGTGTGCGAGACATGATTCTCTGGCCTCGCTTGATACCGCAGCGTCCAGTGCCTCTCCAGGGGTCCGCTCCGTGGCCCGCGCCGCACAGATAATGATCGCCTCGCCGCACATCGAGTCGTTTAATGTCCACGACCCCGAACTGTCCGCGATGCTTGACGCCCTGGTGACGGCGGGTGTCTTTACGTTGGATGAGCGGGACGACCTTGTGGCATTAGGTACAACACCAACCAGCCGCGCTGCGGAATTGGGCCTGGGCCGAGTTAAGCCTGGGTACATCGGAAAAGCCAGAGCATAAAGGAACAACAAAATGGCAACAGAATCCAAATGGGAAGCCCCTGCGAGTATAGTTTCGTACCTAACTACGGAACTCAATTCTCTGGCAGACGGTGCGAATGTACTGGGTGCGAAAGTGGACAACGTCGCAGATGGCGAGAACGAGATGTTCATTAACTTGGAATTGAATCTCGCCGCCACATCTTCCAGGGACGCAGATGCACGGATAGAGATTTACGTATTGTACAGCGTGGACGATACCAACTTCGACATGGGTTCGGCCTCTGTTGATCCTCGCCCCGAAACGCTGCTGACCGTGATGTCGTTTGACGCAGCAACAACGACTCGCTATCGGACAGTGGCCAACCTGCCGCTTGCGCCGTTTGATTTCAAATTGTTAGTTATGAACGAACTCGGTCAGTCGTTCTTTGGTTCCGGTTCGACGCTGAAATACAGGCTCCATTCCGCTGAGAGTCAATAGTGCCCGTAATCGCAACACCACTCCCGCAGCGACTCCGCAATACGGATCGGTTAGAACTGAACCGTTCTAGCTGGCAAGCTGCTGGTCTGGTTGCATGGTGGCCGCTTGGCGCGTTCCCTGATGCGAGGGACATGAGCCTATTTGGAGGAACACGCGCATCCGCTGTATTTACAGGAACCAGCATACATCAAGGCTCACCAAGACGCGCCAGGGCGTTTCCTAACACAACAGATAAGATACAAGCCCAAGGACCGATCTTAAGCGGAAGCACTGACTTCACGCTGTCAGCATGGGTTCACCGTTTAGAATCGCCGTCAACGGCGTGCTATGTCGCCGGTAATTATGGGACCGGAAATAGTGGCGGAATAGAGTGGTTCCTTTCAAGTAGTGGCGTTTGGGGAATTTACCTCGCTGGCTCGGTGACAACAGGGTCGTCGGTAAATTCTGGCGTATGGTATCACATTGTTGCTACACGGCGCGGCGGCTCCGCGATTGATTTATATCAAGACGGCGTATTAAACAGTTCAGGCACGCTATCTGGATCAATCGGTACTAGCAGAAACTGGACAATCGGAAACGGTCCCGACTATACGTCTGAAGATATGGACGGATATATCGACGATGTTCGTGTCTACAACCGCACACTAAATGCCAATGAAGTCGCGGCTATTTACAATGAGACACGCGACGGCGGCTACGGTGATCTCGCTAAACAGCCGACACGGTTCCATCACCTGCCGGTGGCCGCTGCGGTGACAGGAAAAGGCTCAAGAACAGCGATGTTTCTGGGGGTAGAGTAAGATGACTACATTGTCCTTGGACGTATCGATATCCCAGACGGTACACTTGTGTGTAGAGATGACTCAGGTACTGGATGTGGATGTCAGTATGAGCAACGCAAAACACCAAAGTGCCGAGACCACGGGGACCTTCTCGGCGGATGCCGCATTTAGTGGGAGCGTAGAGAAGGGGGCAGGACTTTGATTCGTGAATCTGGGGGCTCATATAAGGTGGTAAGTGAGTCTGGGAGAAACCTGGGCAGTGGCTACCAGTCGCGTGGTCAGGCCATGAAACGATTGAGTCAGGTGGAGCATTTCAAGCGTCGTAGTAATCGCCGGTCCCGCAGGGCCAAAAAAAGGGACTACAAGGATGAATACAGGAAGTTCCAGTCGTCCGGTAAGATGAAGAAATACCGGGCAGAATTGAATCGGTATAACCATAAAAAAGGGACATATGGCAACAGAGATGGAAAGGACGCATCTCACAAGGGCGGCAAAATAGTTGGGTTTGAGGACGAGAGCATTAATAGAGGAAGACACTGATATGGCTGAGATACACAAAGGCGATATTGGCACGATCTTCCTTCTGACCCTCAGAGACGGCGGGACCGCCGTGAATGTAGCCTCGGCTTCGTCAACAAAGAACATTATCTTCAAGAAGCCTAGCGGAGAAGTCATCACCAAGGGGGCCGCGTTTAACAGCGACGGTTCGGATGGAAAGATCAAATACACGACGGTGTTAGGCGACCTTAATGAGGTGGGATACTGGGAAATGCAGGCAGAGGTGGTGATAACGGCGGGCACCTTTAAGTCCGAGGTTGAGGGTTTTCTTGTTAAGAGAAATCTATAAATATGGGCACACTAAGCAAAAGTTTTGATGACCTGAGACGCGAGATTGGCTGGATGATCGGCCAGTCCCGTGACTCGGAGCAATGGACCCCCGAGCTATCCAGAAACGTCAGTGATGTTCTGGTGACCGGGCTGTCCAACTTTTACTGGTATGTCCCAATGGAGGGCCAGGAGCAGTATTCTTGGAGCTTTCTTAAGCCCAGTAAGACTCTGTCCATCCTGGCAGATACAGACACATATGACCTGCCTCCTGATTTTGGCGGTTTGTACTCGAATGGTTTTACCTTCGATTCAGGGACTCAGCCTCCGGTGAAATTAGTAACCGAGGAAGAGCTTAGGACTATCCGTGGCACGGAAGCCAAAACCGCTACCCATCCGTCCTACTGTGCGATCCGCACCAAGGTTGCCAGCGAAGGGCACGAGCAGATTTACGAGATCATTTTCTACCCGAAACCGACAGCCGCCCACACGCTCCGCTACCGATATTCCATCATCCCAGGGATGATTGATGACACGGACACCTTCCCCCACGGTAGTCGCCTCCATTCTGTGACGATCTTGGAATCCTGTCTGGCCGTAGCCCAGAGGAAGTTCCTTGACGCCGAACAGAGCGGAGTTGATCACGAAACAGAGTTCCGAAAGTGCCTCGCAGCCTCAATTCACCGGGACAAGGAGTTCTCGGATGGTGCCCCAGGAGCGAGCCTTTGGCCGATAGAAAGTACCCCGGAAACCCTTGAGCTAACTCGATCCGGCCTGCTGAGAAGGATTGGTCATCATGTTGATGGCAAACCAAACCCCGGATCGTGGAGCCACGACGAGAAGTCACGCTATGAGCAAATTGTCATGGACGGCCTTCGCCGGTTCTACTACCCGATGGTGATGCCTAATGAGAGTGACATGCATCGCTGGAGCTTCCTGTATCCAAAGTCAGTGTTCAAGTGTGTGGCTGGTCAGTATGCCTATGATCTGCCGGAGGACTTCGGAGCCCTGATGGGGCCGATGCACTATGCCCCAGGTACTGCGGTCTTGTATCCGCATGTTGAGGAGGTGGCTGAAGCCCAACTAGAGCAGCTTCGCCAGGGCGGAGACCATAAGGGGAGGTCCAGGTATTTCGCCCTTCGCCCCAAGATACATGGCGAAATTATGGGCACCCGATACGAGGCGGTTCTTTACCCGGTCCCCGACCAGGACTACACGTTGCACTATCGCTATGAGACGAATCCCAAGTTCATTGTGGAGGAAAGCGAGTCACCGCTGGGCGGCCAGCCCCACGCACAGACCATTCTAGAGGCTTGTTTGCTGTCGGCAGACCGATTTGAGGACAAGGCCAAGAGCGTCCACGAGACGGACTTCCTCATGTGCCTGCGGTCTAGCATCAGTTTTGATAGACAACTCGCCTCCCAAGATACCCTTGGTAGAGATTATGATGGTAGCGATGCCCCATACGACACCGACTACCACGACGCTGACTTGAACGTCATTACATATACAGGATATAGCCCAGACGCCTAAAGGCTAAACAAGGAAGTTATCATGGCCGAAGAAATCACAGCATCTGCCTCATTGTCAGTCGATAACGGCATTGTCTCGTCCAAGTTGGCGAAGGTTGGCCTCAGCGTTGATCTGGCTGGATCAGACTTCACCCATCAGAGTCAGAATGCTGCTACAGGCGAGGCGGCCCTTGATTTGGGGAAAATCACCACCCCAGGTTGGTTTCTTGGTATCAACAGATCAACAACCGCCGCCGAAATCATCGAAATCCGAACCACCTCCGGTGCGGCATACGACACGATAAAAATCGAGCCTGGGGAGTTCGCCTGTTTCCGCTTCGGGTCCAACGCGACGGCCCCGTACATCATTTCCGCTTCTGGCACCCCCACCCTCGAATACCTCCTCGTAGAGGACTAAGCCCCCATGTGCTGCCATAGGCTGTGAAGAAGACGCCAGCAGCGATAACACACTAACTACTCTAGTTTACACGGAGAAAAACTTATGACAGCCCATAGAGTTTTACAAGACATAGTATTGGCCCGGACAACAGGCCCAGTGGATGTGACTGGCGCGTCTCTTACTCTCACTTCCCTCGACCATGCTGGCAGGATTATAACCCTGTCGTACACTGCTGCGGCGTCCACGGTTACCCTGCCTGCGGCCACTGGTTCTGGAGCCGTCTACAAGTTTATTGTGGCGGCAGTTAATACCCAGGGGGGCGGTCTGTCAAACCCTGGTCACCGCATCCAGGTTGCCAACTCCACCGATGTGTTTGAAGGAACCATCCACACTGTCTCGACTGGCGACGGTAGTGGAGAGTCGGATGCGTGGGAAAGTGGAGCCAGTGACGACACGATCACCCTGGACGGCACTACATCTGGTGGAGCGGCCATCGGGGATAGCATAGACATCACAGACTATGCCAGCGGCAAGTTTGCTGTACGGGGCTTTACCACGACATCCGGCACAGAGATAACTCCATTCCAAGCCAACGTGTCATAGTGTACGGGGGTTTGTCCCCCCTTCACTTTACGGAGGCTGAAATGGACTTCGCTAGCCTGAAAGATAAGATTGTGTGGGCCACGGGCACGGGCCTTGTGTCATGGATGGTGTTCTTGACCTATGCCGCCATAACCGCCACTACCCATGCCGACGTTAGTGAGATGATCCAGACGGAGTCTCCCTACGTTGAGGATCGCCGCCTGATCATGCGTCAACTGGACGATCTTTCTGTTCTATCAAAGGCTATCTTGGACAACAACAAGTCCGTCCAGGGCCTCCGTGTTGACATTGAGCGTCTCTCCGTACAGCAGGATGTCATGTACGAAAAGCTGGATAACGTGGAGAGGAAGTTAGATGGAGCAGGAAATTGATATATGAGAAAGATGAAGTTCTCGTTTCCTGTGCTCGGGCTCAACAAGAGACTGCCCCACGGTGCCCAGCCCGCGAACACCACCCCGGCGGCCCGGAACGTCAGGCCCGACGATTCGTTTGAGAGGCGTGAGCGTGGAGGTTCCCGCCCAGCCCTGAAGAAGGCCCACACTCAGCAGGTTAGCGGTGGGTCTCACCCGGTCAGATTGCTATCTACCCTGCGGTACATTCTCCCTCCGGGCTCCCTGGTAGTCGAAAAGGTCGTGGCGTCTGCCAACGGTGAGGTGTGGTGGGGTGACTCAACCCTGGAGAAGATCACCAGTGCCCCGGCCAATATTCTGACCACCAACTTCACTATCATGGCGGCAGAAATGGGCAATAAGCTCTACATTGCCGACTACGACACGCCCCTTATTACCGGAGGGGACTTGGCTATCAGCACGAAGAACGCCAACGGCCAGAGCGTGGTATCGACGGACTCGACCTTTGTTACCGACTCTGTTTCAGCCGACATACACGACATGGCGGTTGAGTCCTCTGGCGAGGTAACGAATGAAGTACAGACGGTTACGGTTACGGGCTCCCCTACGGGGGGCACATACAAGTTATCCTTTATGGGGTCTGTCACCAATTCTCTCGCTTACAACATCTCAGCCGCAACCCTCCAACTGGAACTAGAGGCCATAAAAACCATACAGTCTGGCAATGTTACTTGCGCCGGTGGTGCCCACCCTGGAACTCCGATAACGGTAACCTTTGTGAATAAATTCAAAGGGTGGGACGCCCCCATAATGTTGCTGGACACTAACGCCCTTACAGGCGGGTCTAGCCCCACAGTGACCATAGCTGAGACCACCAAGGGGGCGGGTGGTCCTGCCGAGACCAGGGTCTACAAAATAACCAATCGGCAAAATGAGACCACCCTGGACCTTCAGCATTCACCCGATGTTACGGAGTCTGCCGACAACCTGAAATTCCGCGTCCAGCGGGCACCGAAGGTTCTGGACCCGGCGGGGCTGGTGACCGGGGAAGTCCAGACCGTGGCAATCACCGGAACTCCCACAGGCGGAACATTCAGGTTGACCTTCAGGGGGCAGCAGACCTCTGCGCTTGCCTACAATATCGCCCCTTCAGCCCTGGAGACTGCACTGGAGGCCCTAAGCACCATAGGCGCGGACAATGTTGTGTGCGGGGGCACTGCCGACTCCGACCCAGATACTGCGATAACCGTAACATTTCAAGAAGACCTTGTGGGGATAGATGTCCCCACAATGACGCTAACCAACAATAGCCTGACCGGCGGGTCTACACCTAGCGTCACAATAACCGAGACAACCAAGGGGGGCCTGTTCCCTGATGTGTTCAAGTGGGTAGCGGACCCAGGAAAGGGGTTTGTCCCCTTGGGGTCCAGGTTTGTGGTGAGTTGGCGGTCTCGGATGGTAATGGTAGACGAAGGCTCGCCCCATATCTTAAGGATGTCTCGTCAGGCCAATGCCCACGACTGGCTGGCATCGGATGACGACGAAGATATGGCCCGGCCCATTTTGTTCTCGACAGCCGAGGCCGGGGTTCTGGGTGAGCCAATCATCTCAGTTATCCCCTGGTCCGACAACTGCATGATTGTTTTTACGGAAAGTTCCACCTGGGTTCTTCGTGGAGACCCGGCAGAGGGCGGCCAACTCGTTAGACTTGACGCCAACGTCGGGATTGTTGGCCCTATGGCTTGGTGCATGATTGAGAAGCATCACGCCGTATTTTTGTCACACGACGGAGTCTATGCCATGCTCGGTCCCTGTGGGACTCCCCCTATATCTCTGTCCCGAGAGAAGTTGCCTGCTGATCTTCTTGACGAGACAGATGCGGATGACCCCTATGAGGTCATCCTTGAGAATGACATTCACGGGAGGGGGTTTTATATCACTCGTGTATCCAAGGCCGGAGCCGATGTGGTTTCTAGGACGCACTATTTTGCGGATTTCAAAACCACCCCCAAGGGAGACCAATTTGAGCTTTCCCTCTTTGAGGAAACTTTCGGGGACCTGGATCATGAGCCGATTAGTGTTCATCAACGGAGAGGGCATACCGCCGCTACCTCTTGGACTCTATTCGGGTGCAAAGACGGATATGTGCGTTCCCATGACCCCGCCACATCACAGGATGACACCACCGAGGAGGTTCAGAGTTACGTTGATATGTTTAGTCAGCTAGCAGAGGAGGGACTAGAGGCCACGCTATTGAACCTTAAGGCGGTCCTGGCCGAAGGAAGCGGTGATGTGGACTACGAAATATATGTGGGGAAGTCGGCGGAGAGGGCCAATAACAAGACCGAACCGGACTTCAGGGGCACTTGGTATGGACATGATGATGAAGGTATGCAGCATACTTGCTACCCCATGGTAACCGGAACCTGGGCGAGAATAAGGCTAAAGAACGGCGAGTCTAATCGCAGGTGGGCCTTTGAATCACTGGTGGGTTCGATCCGATCCGTCAGTCGTGTAAGGAGGGATTGATGGCCGCACGGTTAATACCAGCAAATATTTGCAATTGGAGCCAGCTTAACGACGCTATGAGGCGAGTCCGCAGCGTCATACAGGGCCATATACCCGAGCCTAAGTCAGCGGTAACTCTCGGCATGTCGGCCAATCAGGCCCTCAGTGCGGGAGTCCTGGGGCTCGCCGCCGTGGCCTGGGATAAAGTGATCCCCAAGAAGCCAGGCGGGGACGAGGAATTGCCCGATTGGCTAACCTCCTATGGCACTGCGATTGAGTTCGCCCAAACCGGCCTATATCTAGTATCATGGGCAATAGATTTTACCGCATCGGGCTCTACACAGGACAGTGCCGCGAGCTATTTGTCGCAGTTTCAGGCATCGACTGGAGCTTACGCGAACAACGGGGCAGCAGTATATTCTGTCGAAGACACTGGGCTAACTGTTTCACTGACATATCCTGCAACCCCCTTTGAAATAGACGAAGGTGACAAGATCGAAGTTATTGTGGCGCGAGTGGCCGGTGACTCAACGGCTGGCTGGGACGCCAGAGCCGCTGGTTGCTTTATTAACATTGTAAAGCTGTAGAGAATAGATATGGCGGCATCTCCACAAACGTCACAAGTTGGATCGGGACTGTTGTTCCCCCAAACGGGGGCCAATCAGCCCCAAGTGTCAGGTAACGCTCAGACGTATGCCAACGCTTTGAGCGGAGTCAATCAGGCCCAAACGCTCCCCGGTGTTGGTGGAGGATTGATACCTCCCCCAGAAGGCTCAATGAACACACAGGCAATGGTTAAGTGGCGAAATACGATTACCGGCGAAACACAGACTGTATCGTCCGGTGGCTATACGGCTCCTCCCGGTTCGGGGTGGGAGATCGACTCCGGCGACGGCGGTAGCACTTCTCCGGGGCATACAGGAGTCAATCAGACCAGCCCAGGGGCACCCGCATCCGGGCAACAACAGGGAGGGCAGGGGCCGTCCCCTGGTGGCCCCTACTTGGGTTCCTACATCAGTTCCATGGATTTGATAGGCGGGCCAAGCGGTGCCCAACAAAGGGAAACGGGCCTAATGGCGACCCACGAGATAAGGCCGTGGCAGCGAAGCGGGATGCCTCCTAGTCCCGGTGGGGTGACTGGAGCCACCGACGTTCCCGAGGGAGCCCCCGAGGTGACAGGCCCCGGACAATACTTCACCCCTTGGTATCAGAGCATTGGAGCCAACGCACAGGCGGCAGCTAACCTCCGTCAAGGGACGGGGGCTCGCGTTCCACTGACCCCCCAGGAGAAACTTTTCGGCAGGGGGGTAAATTTCACGCCGTCTGGTGCCAGTAATCCATACCTGGGTTATGCCAACCAGGGCGGGCCGACAATGACCGTCTCTGGCACCCCAGGTTCTAGCTTCGGTCAAGCTGCTAATCTCGCCAGTTTCTTCAATAGATAAATCAAGGACTGAACGATGGGAACGTACTATATACCGCCGACAATGACTGTCTCGGGCACTCCCGGTTCTAGCTTCGGTCAAGCTGCTAATCTCGCGTCTAATTTTAACAAGACCAATCAAGCAGCAGCCAATGCATTCAATGTAGCCAATCAGCCCCAAGTATCGGGTAACGCTCAGACGTATGCCAACGCTTTGAACTACGGTAGCAATTATCCCTCCCTCAATGCAGCGACAGGACAATATCAAACAGGTACGCAACCCCCTACGGATTACAACCAGCACCTCCGTGGACTGAGGGCCGGACAGGACCTGGACCCTAACATTTCCAGTCGCTATCCGTGGCCGAACATTGATAGGTCGGGGTTCCCCAATACAGTAGCGGGGGAATATGCGTACCAGCAAGCAAAAGCAGAGGCACAGAATTATGCCGCCCTCGGTCAGACGCTAGGAATCTACGAAGACCGTGGGGCTCGTCAGATGGGAGAACTTGAGAAGGGCGCGGCGGCAGCAAGGGCTGGCCTGGAGTACGACCTCAGAAACGCTGGACGCCAGGATGCGCAGAATGCCGTTACTGCTGGATTTGGTGGCCGGGTGGGAGAAAGGTACGGAGTCACTGGGGGCCAGACAGGCCCCGCAACGCCCGCAGGCTACAAGCCCGACTATTCGGGATGGGCTCCCAGGCTGGCTGAACAATCACAATCCAGGCGGGCCAGGGAACTCACTCGCTTAGAGGCCGAGCAAGCCGCACTGCGGGCAGGTGTTCAGCGATGGGAAGGAGATCGGCTCGGCGCAACCATGTCGAGTATAGACGCACAGTACCCGGACTATAAAACATTTTATGACATACAGAAGGGAATCGGTGCCGCTCAGGTCGGTTCCGGGCAGTCCTTTAACGAAAAGATGGCAGGCAATACGGGTGCGGGCTTTAATCTTATTGGTGGGCAAAACACTGTGCTAGGCCAAGCTTTGATGGGCGGCCAGCAGGGCGGTGGTCAGCAGGGCGGTGGTCAGCAGGGTGGTGGAAACCAGGGGGGCAATAACCCAGGCAACCTTGCCGCGAGACAGCAGATGAATAGACAACTGCTCGCAGCTTCTCGGGCTCAGGACTGGGTGGAATTCAGGAGACTAAGGGAACTTGGCGAGACATTTGGCTGGACATGGGGCGGTTGGGGCTAATAGTTAAGGCTGATAAATAATTCAAGGAATACGACGATGGCAAAGACTAAATTTGAACCAATTGTAATCGACGAACCGCTAGATACCCTAACTCCAGAGGAGTATTTGCGGGACCTAAAAGCTGGGATCAAAGGGATCGGAGGCATTTTAGGTGTTTCTGGACTGAAACTACCAACCATCCCAACCAAAAAGCGAAACCGACGCCTAGCCAGGGAGCGGGCGATGCGTCTGAAGCAGCAGAAATTTATTGCCGAGCAAGATCGTCTGTCCCGTCTACCTTTCCGTGACCCGGAAGACATTCACTCCACGCTTGCGGGTCCAGTAAGACAAGTTCCGCCTCCGGGCGTAGTAGGACAGGTCCAAGACGAGCCCCCACAAGGGCCTCCGCAGATCGCGCCTGTACCTCCTCGTTCCCTCGCCCCTCCGCCGGGCGGGCCTACATGGGCAATGCAGCCACTGGGAACTCCCGAGGCTGGAGGGCGTCCCGCTCGGTCCTTCGATGTTCCTGGCCCTGGAGGACCTTTTGGTGCGCCGTGGTGGGAGTTAGCAGGTGGATACGCGAGTGCAGAAGAGGCAATTTCCGCTGGAGAGGCACCGCCATCAGAACATTATGGTTCAGAAATAAACCTTCAGGAAACTGTTGATGCGATTATTGAGCGTGCCTTCAGCACGGGGATGACTGACGCTGACAAGCGGTTTATTGAGCAGCTGCAACAAAACCCGGACGGTGCGGCCTTCATCCAAAGTCGCTTAGATATTAGAGCGCAGGGACGTAGTGCGGACATGCGTCAAGGAGAGAGGGACGAAGAAACAAGACGCCTTGCGGGCCAGGAGAGAGAACGCGAGGCCGCCCAGGCCACCGCTGCCGGGGCCGCAGAGACGGCGAAATACTACGACGACCAGGATGCCTACATGCGGGACCTTGAACGCCGGGCGCAAGGAGCCAGGACCGGCGTTGACCCAGGCGGTCCAAGCGCATCTCCCCTGCCTCCCGAAGAAGCTAGGACACAGGAGATGAGCGACCTCCTCGGTCCAGATGTGTCGTGGCAAGACACCGGGGCAGCACCCCCCGACAGGCCAACCGCCAGTGTACTCTGGCCGCAAGAGGCTGATCCTTCTGTGCCGCTAGAGCCTTGGCAGGAACCGCCAACGTCATCGGAGCAGGAACGCAATCTCCGCATTGGCACCAAGATGGCACTGGGCATCCCGCTAAATGACGACGACAGATTGTTTTGGGATTCCCTGGACAAGGATGAGCAGGAGGGCAACCTAAAGGCGGTGAAGGCCCATGCGACCTTTCCCGCAATGAAGGCCAGATACGAAGGCTCCTTGCGAAATCAGGGCATGGGGATCGCTGAACGCAGTGCCCGAGGGGCGGCTGGTGGCAGAGCGGCCTTCACCGAAGAAGACAACGCATTCATTGACCAGCTTAAAGAGACGAATCCTAAACTCTACGCTGAACTGAAACAGCGAAGGGATTTCTTGGCGAAACAGTATACGGCGGAAAGGGATCGACAGGCGGCCCTACAGGCGAAGTGGGACAAAGAGAATGAAGAGAAATGGGGAGCCACTCGTGGCCGCAGACCTATCGGTCAGGCCCGCAGTGGTCTTTCCGGTGATCAGCTAGGCAGGGCCGTACTGAAAGAAAGAGTCCGCAGGGCCAATCCCTGGATGCCGCAGATGGGGACACAGGCGGAACAGGGTATCGCCTATCAACGGCCACCCGCAGCGGACACCCGCACTGATTTTGCTAAAGCCGAAGATGCTAGGTTTGAGCGAGAGGGTTTTAAAACTCCCACTGCCTCGGCGCGAAGGAAGAAGGCCCAGGCAAGGATTGCGGAGCTAAGAGGCATTGAAGAAGGGTTCATTACCGAGTGGGAACAGGAAGAACTAGACCAGCTTGAGGCTAAATGGGGCTCGAAAGAAGATCGCGCTGATATCCTTGCCGCGAGAGAGGCTCGTGGCGAGACGGGGGTAGCCGGTAGACGTATTGCTCAACAGAACCGCAATTTAGCGAGGGCACAGGCTCGTACTCAAATCCTTGAACAACTGGCATTACAGAGAGCAGCCCGAAGGTCATAGAACATGCCTTTTACTTTTAAAAACACGCCGTCATACGAGATGATGGGTCCGGTTGCCAGGGCGGTTGGCCGCGCCGAAGCGATGCCTAAAGCTATTCAACTCCAGCAGCAACAACAGCAACTGGACTTGGCGAGGCAGAAGGCCGCAGCGGATCACCAGTACAGAATGGCTAGGCAGTTTGCCGAGGCCAAGAAGGCAGCGTACCGCACCGCCGAGCAGGCCCGCCAGCAGGCTCACCAGCAGGAGATTCAGGAGAAGGCGGCCCAGAACAAGGCGTACCTGGACAGCGTCAATGGCTTGAAGACCGAGCTTGAGCCTTCCAACTATGAGGGCGGCGACGTTGGCGAGGCCATGAAGTTCAAGAACACGCTACGGGGCATCGAGAACGACGCCCTATTGAATAGCGGCCCGGTATCTGCGCTGCGAAAGAAGCAGGCAATGCAGCGTCTATTCAAACAGGTCGAAGATTCCGGGCTCATAAGTCGGAAGCGGAAGCCCACTATCGAGGAGATGGTGAAGAAGGCCGGTGGCACGATGACTCTGGGCAGATACAACGACATGGCTCGCGCCATGGCCGAACAGAATGGCGAACCATTTGCGCCACTATCACCCGATCTCGACCAGAACATAAACACTGTAGTTTTAACAAGTGACCGGGCGGGCGGTTTCAGGGTAGAGGTTGATTCAGATGACAAGAAGGCCGCACGAGAATTAAAGGCCATGCTGCGAAAAGCGGAGATGGATGCCAAGGTAGCGAAGCAAACAGAAGACTACAAAAATCCCAAAACAGTTGCACCGGGCACCTGGAGGCATAACAAAACTGAAGAGCAAATAACGGAAGACGTAAAAGACAGAACAACGGCCCTGGAGAAGAGTACTAACAACAAGATCGAAAGATGGGTCGCTAAGTCCTCTTGGCTCCTAGACGATTATGATCCGACTACAGGCAAGGGAGACGATACTGGAGAAGCCGTCACCGCTAAAACCCTCGGTGCCGCCAACAATGTTCCTGGCAATGCCCATCGCCTTTCCATTGAGGAATTAGAGGATCGGCTCCAGAAAATCGATGACAAAAAAGGTCCCTTTTCATTCTGGGAAAAGGATGCATACGAAAAGGTATTGCAATTACGAAAATGGGAGAGACTAATCGACAACCCCGGTCTCCTGAGAGATGCTGCGGAGGATGACCTGCAAGGCAATTCCGTTCGCCGGGAGGAGAAGGCGAAGCTCGACCAAGCCTCGAATAACGCCCAAAGCACACTAAATGCGAAGCCCGGATTGGCTGGGTTAGGGAATATTCCTGGCGGCCTTCAGACGCTAAAGGCACTGGCAGAAGCTGACCGACCCCAGGCTTTGGACCTTTACATGAATCAACGAAAGGGGCTCTCCAGGGACCGATACGAGTTTTTAGTCCGAGAGGGCGGAGCGATATTGGAACGCATCGAAGAGCTTGAGGAGGAACTTGGGGATTACTTTAAACGCGACCCAGGTGAATCTGGAGACGAAGGCAAAGAACCGCATTACACTGGCGGCACAATCCTCTACAAAGTTAACGGGCAGACGATGAGGGTTGACCCGTTGGTTTATCAAAGGCTAATGAAGACAGGTGGCGAAGCTGCCGCCCTGGAGGAACTGAACGCGCTGGCCGATAAAGTCAGAGCATCTCTGCCTCCTCCTCCTCCTCCTTCTGGGCCTGACCCGTTCATTTCCGATCCTTTCGGGCCTCGTCAGAAGCTTGGGTCGCCGCAACCGAGGCTGTATTAACCAAATACCGGGAGCCACGGAATGGCGGATATCGACCAGCTTTTAGATGAGTCGGATGCAGACCTCAGTATCGAAGAATTGGGCGGGATAGAGGGGCAGCCAGTTAGCCCTCACGGGTACACTCCCGGTGAAGAACCGGAACTCGGGCCGGAGGAATTAACCCCTCTCGGGCCTGACCCTACTGCCGCCGGTTCTGTTCCTATCACTCCCCAGGCC